GCCTAATACTTTGACATACATAGGATTACCATCTTGGTCTACTTCTAATTTATCTTCTAGTGCTTTAGGATTATTGATGTTGCCATCCCAATAGAATCTATCGTCAGCACGAACAGCATCAGCTTCCCATACTAGACCGATAGCAGACTTATCTTCCTCAGATGCTAGACGAATCCAGTTAGCTGGGTATTGAATGTCATTGTGTGTAAAAGGTGTATCCAGTTGGATAGTCTTAGTTCCTATTTTGAACATAATATTTCCTATCGTGCGTTAGCGTATTTAAAGGGTGTTTCGGCAAAACAAGCGTAAATGTAAGTTCCGCCTGAGACATTAAACTCTCCGTTTATCACAGATCTTATTTTAAATCCATTCGATAATAGATCAAAAGCCTCTGACGCAACTGTGCCTTGTTCCGCATTTGAATTATTAGGAGCTAAATCTTTATCACAAGCGTTAAATGCGTCTCTTGCTGTGTCATAAACTACCCAATGAGATGTTGAATCTGAGCGCTTGAAAAGAATCCATCGTGGTCTAAATCCAGTATAAATAAATGGTCCATCCGCAACACCATTACCAACATATGAGCCAAATGCAGAGTAACCAGCGATTTGTGCAAAGCAGTAGGCTACATAAGTTGTTCCACTAGCATTTCCGTATGTTCCTGTTCCAAGTGAAAAAACTGATGATGTTGGGCTTGTATTATTCCAAGCTAAAGATGAAGTTCCTGCTGCGTCAGTTGTACTAAGATATATATACTTTGTGTTTCCAAGACTTACATGGTAAACCATCCAATCATAGCCAGAGGTGCTTCTTGATTTTGTAATATACATACTAGGTGCTACACCCAAGCCATGCCCTACTGTCGCATTCGCACCTGTACCTGTATAAGTAACAATACTAAATCCAGCACTTGTACTAGCACTTACTGTAGATGTAATAGAACCTGCTGTGTTGGTTACGGCTGTTGTGTTAGATGCTCGCCATTGCCAGCCTACAACAGTTCTGCCTGTAATCGCACTATTTGAATTTGTTCCATAACTAAACCCATTGCTATTAAAAGCAGAAACACGAGTATCAGATACCTCAGCGTTAGTTAAGTTAGAAAATGATGCGTATGGAGTTCCACGCACACTATCAGCAAGTTCATGGTTGTTAGCATTATTTCTTACTTTCATCCACACAAAATCAGGTTGCATTGAACCGCTATTAGTTACAGTTCCACCGCCTGTTACACCATCAAATGTCGTAGCATCAAAATACTTATTCGCTGTTGTAGATGCAGTAGCACCAATCGTAGGAGTAGGTAAGTTAAATGTGTTTAGTGCTACAAAGCCTGTTGGTGGGGTGTAGGCGAATGGTTGTTGACCGAAGTTAATAGAACAATTATTTGGTGTTCCTGATGTTCTTCCAGATATTGCAAAATAATATGGGCCGCTAGTTAGTCCAGTAAATGCAGTTCCTTGACTTACATTGTTTTTGTAAAAAGTTAAAGTTCCAACATCAGCATCAAAAGCAATTCCAATTACATCTCCTGATGTATATGTTGCTCCATACGCTGTATTTGTTGTATTAGTATATTTATCTCCGTTATTAGAATAATAACCCCAAGAATTTGCATTGTTTCCAACATAAGAACCTGATACATCAGGCTGTGTTGCAATGCCACAGCTTGATTCTGTTCCTACAGTTGTAACTGTCATTTCAGCATACCACTTACCGCTAGTCATTCCTATTGTTGAAATGCTATACAAATTTCCAGCATTTACAGTTAAATTTGCATTTAAAATACTTGCTTTAACAGGAGTTAATGGATTCAACACACAATAATTAGCCGCAGTAGCACTTGTCAGCGTTGGGACATCGGTCATGCTGTCATAAGTAGAGCCAGCAGTAATGCTGATATTGTTTGTAGTCCAATAGTTTGCGTTGCCTGAGAAGTCTTTTCCTAATCCCACATTCGATGATGTAGTCAGAGCAGAGTTATCTGTGAAAGGCAGATAGAATCCATTAGTGCCGTAAGTTCCTGTGTATTTCTTAGGAATCCATACACCTGTGGTTGAGGATGTTTCACCGAATGAGGATGGGGTTAGGGCTTGACCATCAATGAAGTTTATTTCGGTCATGTAGCCGTCAAAATAACGACCATATGTTGTTACACTGCCATGCCGATGTTCTACAGTAGCATTAACGCTTGTGTTTGTGTTTTGTAATGGATAACCACTACCGCCAGCATTTTGGGTTACTTGCACACCATTAACATACAGTTTTACTCGGTTTGTATTTGTTGCTTGGGTTGTATCAACAGAACAAACAATGTGATACCAAGCACTAGGGTCACGATAAATGTTGGTACTATAAACTGCATAAGTAGTGCCACTAGCAATATCGGTAAAAACTATCGTATCGTCATTTGCATTGAAATGGTATCTAACTTCTGTAAAATCATTTGCTCCTGAAAGTGCAGTAAACAAGTCCATATACGAGCCTGAACTTAATGCACCTCTTTTAACCCATCCACTCCAAGTCCACTTTTGGCGATTACCAGCACTAGCAGGAGTTCTACTTAAATAAGCAGAAGCACTAGACCGAAAGCGTAGAGATTTGGTTAGGTTATAACCATCATCACCAGTCAGAAGTAAATTCTGATTTAGCATTATTTAACATCCGCAACGAGACGAGCAGTGATACGACTCGCTGATTCAACATAGTATGCAATGACATCTACAGCAGCGGCGGTAGTTGTTAGAGTCGGAGCTGTTCCGCCGGGAAACTTCCAGTTAGAACCGTATGCCAGTGTCCTAGAACCAGTACCGTCTTGTGTAACAACAATCACACCAGATTGTCCAGCAGTTAAGTTGGTTGGATTAGCTAGGGTACGATTACCGCCTAAAGTAACAGAGAAGTTATTAGCGTTATTAAAGTTTGGAGTAATAGTAGAGCCATCTGTCAGAGCAGTAATAGTTCCACGCTGTGCTACGCTAAAGGATTGGTTGGTATTAGTAAATGCAGTATTAGCATTGTAGGCTTGTACATCTGTACCGATTACTAGACCAAGGAACGACCTTGCGCTAGAGCCGCCAGCACCGAGTGTTGTTAAGTCAGCATCGTATGCTTGTACAGATACACCGATGTCAGTAGACCGTAAACCAGTTAACTCAACAACGGTACCGCCTGAGTCCTTGGTATAGAGTTTCTTATCGGTTACATTGACTGCTAATTCACCTTGCGTTAACGAACCAGCAGAAGGGACTGCGGAAGCAGTGGAGCTGTTCTTGGTGATGATAGTGGATGGCATTAATCTATCTCCTTGATTTGTTTAAATACACTCATTGAATGCACTTAAACAAAGCCCCGCCGAAGCAGGACTTTGAAGCCTAATTAGGCGTTTACTGCGAGAACAAAACCAGCCTCTGGACGAACTGTCTTTGTACCGAAGAGGGTATCAGCGGTATAGAGAGTCGACAAGTATTCTTGCTTGTACTGAGTCTGTGAACGAACACCGAGCTGCTCTGCGAATACCATAGTATCAGTATGGAACAAGAGAGCAGCTTTGATTGCGTCACCAACAGAGTTGTCGCCAGCGGTTTCAATCGTAGGCATATTGCTCGATACATAAATATCGATGCCATATAACTTACCGATTTGACCGTTCTGTACACCACGACCATCAACGAAGTCAGAGCTGTTGTAACGGTCAACGCCCATGATTGCATTGCGGAGTGATGGAGGAATAGCAAACTTACGACCGTCCATTGGAACATCAGCGTCGTCCATCAACTGGATGAGCTTACGGAAACCAGCATCGGTAAATACATCGGATGTGGTAACAGTGTCTAATGCGTACAATGTTAAGCCAGTAGATGCATCGATAAAGTATGCGTTGCTGTGAACCCAGTCAGAAGCGTCGCCGTCGCCAAAGGACTTGCCTAAAGCGATGAGGGTGTCGTCAACTTTCTTAGCCAAAGCGTAACCAGCATCTTCAGTGTAGAACGAACGCAAGGAAGACAATGCTTGAGTCTCGACGATGTCTTCGATGAAACGGCTGTACTCGAAGTGTTGG